ATGATGAAAAAAAGTATTCTGGCGTTTCTGTTACTCACCAGTTCTGCAGCGGCGCTGGCTGCACCGCAGGTGATTACCGTCAGCCGTTTTGAAGTGGGTAAAGACAAATGGGCGTTTAATCGCGAAGAGGTGATGCTGACTTGCCGACCGGGTAATGCTTTGTATGTCATCAACCCAAGTACCCTCGTGCAGTATCCTTTAAACGATATCGCACAAAAGGAAGTTGCCAGTGGGAAGACTAAAGCCCAACCCATTTCGGTGATTCAGATTGATGATCCTAACAATCCCGGCGAAAAAATGAGTCTGGCACCGTTTATAGAACGAGCTGAAAAACTCTGTTAATTACCTAAACTAGCGTTTTGATTTCCAATAAAAAAACCGCCTCAGTTCTTTCACCAGAACGGGCGGTTTTTAACATTTAAGCTGATGACCACCGCGCTTTTTATTGACCATTTTGCACGCAAACTGGAAAACCTGGCGTCGTCATCTATTCTTAAAGGGCAAGGCAACTAAGCCTGCATTAATGCCAACTTTTAGCGCACGGCTCTCTCCCAAGAGCCATTTCCCTGGACCGAATACAGGAATCGTATTCGGTCTTTTTTTAATTGTATTTAAAATCAATCAGTTGCAAACGTCTTCCCGAAATTCCCCGAAATTTACTCGAATTTCTGTATTCCGGTCTTTTTTGGTTATATCACAACCAAAACACATTTAACAATCCATTTACGTTAAAATCAGAGCAGTAAGTACGTTTTTTCTCGCTCATCAAGATACATTTTTGTTGTCTTCTCCGATGTGTGACCAAGTAGGCGCTGGGCAAATTCTTCTCCACATGTTTCTTTGTACAATCGTCCAGCCAGACTTCTGATCTCGTGAAAAGTTGGTGGGTTTTCACTGAACTGGATACCTGTTAATTTTCTGGCTGCGACAAATTTTTTTGTCAGGCCATCCGGGTGAATGCTGCCGTCAGGGCTGTTTTTTCTAATCCCGGCACTGATTAGATAATCTCCCCGGCTTACCAGGCGGCACCGTTCAACTACTGTACCAAGCCGTAGACCAGCGACAGGAAGGCTGAGTGACAGGGGGATAGCAATCATCATTCCTGTCTTAATTTGCCTGATGTGGAGACGATCATCATAAATATCACTGAACCGCATATTCGTTATGTCTTCGCGACGTTGTCCTGTTACAAGGGCTAAATCCATAGCTAATGGGAACCATGCCGGAAGTTGATCTGCTGCCTCCCTGATGCAGTTGTATGTCTTTAGTTTCAGTCGTTCTCTTGTAACTACTATTTTCGGTGCTCTTGTTGGCGTTACTGGATTTTGAGATATACGTCCTTCAACAATGGCCTCGCGAAACATATCAGACAACACAGAACGCATTGATCCTGCCATTGTGTTTTTCCCTCCTTCAATCCACAAATCAAGAAACTCGGCAATATGGCGAGTTGTTATTTCTGTCAGTAAAATCCCTCCCAATTTTTCTTTTATTGTCTCCAGTTGATTTACCCGAATTTTATAAGTATTTCTGGACACTTTTCTCCTTATAAGAATCGTTTTGTAACGTTCAATCCAGTCTGCCATAGTAAATGAGTCGAACCCTTTAAGCTTTTCAATTAAGGCAGCAGGAGAGTAGTTTTTGTATATATAATGATTTGCTTCAATTGCCTGCGCTACTGCATCTCTTCTTGAAATTTTACCTAGTGTAAATTCTTCTTTCGTCAGAGGGTTGCGCCAGTAATATGCTTTGTCCCTCCTTCGATATGTTAAGTTTTTAGGCAAATTGGGATCGTATTTTTTCCTCTGCATGTTTTAACTTCTCCAGTAACGGACTGTCTCTCCCTTGTCGCCCATTAGGCTGATGGTGTGTTATATCGGTATCAACCTTATTTGGGTTGATATAGAAAGCCTCCGGAACCACTCTGTAACTCCTCCCGTGTAGTTCAGGTGCAGGATAAATGTTTCCATTCCTTGCCCATCGTCTCAGCGTTGATATTGATGGTGGGTTATCCGGATATCTGAGTTTTCCCCACGTTTTGAGTGTCACAAGATTCATTGCCATACCTCTTACGATATGACCGCCAGTAAATATACAGAATACTGGCGGGTGTGGTTGATTTTTAATAATCAGCTATGAAGTTTTAATTTGAATACAATGCAATTCTCGAGGACTGAAGTTTCTCGCAATTAAAATTTATCAGTTTTACTTTCTGCTCTCTGGAAACGCCTGCTTCTTTTTTACCTGAGAGCATTTTTTCGCATTCTGATTTCGTTAGTTTAGATTTTGAATATCTTGTCCAGTTAGTAGGAGTGCCACCTTCCTTTTCAATAGTGGCGGTAATTTTATACATGAACACCTCCATTATTATTTCCAGTGGTTCGTTTATTCCATCTTTCGAGTGCTTCTTTTTCACTTCCACCATAACCGGTTCGGGATTCGCATCCGTTACACTTCGCTCGGTAATATCCTGAAATGGCTTTCACCGTTACTGATGGACAACCACAAAATGGACATGGTTTAACATTGTCATATCTCATAATTTTTCTCATAAAAAATATTTCAAGTTGGCGGTGCATTACACCGCCAGGCTGAATTATTCCTCTGAATTATCGATTACACTGTATTCCCCGGTTAATACAGAGGAATCTGCAGGATCGATTGTCAGTGGTTCCTTTTCATCCATTGATACTGCACGCTGGATCTCAATTGATACGGGCAAATATTTGAACAGGCGACGAATAGCCGTTTTCTTTGCCATTTCTTCCCAGTGAGTTACCCACGGCCCGTTATTACCAGCTTTACTCAGGCTGCGCACCAGCTCAATCTGTTTGCGCGTCATAACTTCAAACTGAGTACCTCCGTCTTTCAGTCTTGCGACAGCATAGACGTGGGTAACCGGGGCATCTTCGTTTTCTCCCGGGCGGTGTATTAACTTTTCATCAAGGCCAAATTCGAAGCTAAACTCGTCACCTTCACGGACAACACGGGCTGACAGGCTGGCGATTTGACCAGAACGGCGAGCCAGATCAATCATGCCGCGATAGCCAATGATTAGCTGAACGTTCTTTTTACCGCTCTTTTCGTTTTTATTACCAAAAGGCAGTAAATATGCATGACCGAGGGCGCTATCTGGCTCAAGTCCGAGCTGTGAACACTGTACGATCGCACTGACAAAACTCATAGTGTCACAGTTTCCTAACGCCGGAACTTTACGAATTTCTGTGGTGGCGATACGGATCATACGTTCAGCCGTCATATGGCGTGGAAGAGCTGCTGCCAGTTGCTCTTTCATTGATGGCTGGTTAATAAAACTAATCACGTCGCTATTTTTAACTGCTGCTGGTGCACGGTTTCCCTGAGTTTTTTGCAGATCGGCTTTTGCGATTGGTGGTTGCTTAGTCATTTGCATATTCCTTAGCCCAGCGGGGCAGTGATAATGTCTTAATAGCTGGCCATTCATCGGTATTCAGGCAGTCAGACAGGGTTCGCAGATTGCGGTGATATTCCTGTTGACCTGCCAGTTTTGCTTCTTCGCCCATCATGAAAATTTCAACCGGATAACGTCCGCATTCAATAGTTGTGCTGGCAACCAGAAAAACGAAAGTTGGCTGCACTCCAAACTGTGCTTCATAACCGTCACTGTAGAATGCATCCTGAACGTGATAGCGGTAGTCGTAATAAGCGGTTTTGAATCGTTGAATATCCGCCGTAGTTTTCACGTCCATGATCCAGTGAAATTCAGGGATAATTTTGTCCGGACGGCACCGACACAAAATTCCTGTTTCAGGATCTTCCCAGTAAATTGATGATTCAGCGTGTCCGGCGCTTTCAACAAGCCATTGCCCCAGCGGCAAAGCCATAACGCTTTGATACATGAGTTCAATTTTCCGGCCTTCTTCCGCAGTGATAACCGTTTTTCCTGTGCTTGCGCATTCCATCAGAAACGCTTTCTCTTCTTCTTTTCCGGCGTTTGTACGGCGGTTAAATTCAGGTGCTACGATAAAGCGGTTACTGAATTCTTCCGGTTCAAGTACCCGGCAGTGGAAAGCAGTTCCTAAATCGAGCGTTTTTGTCTTTGTGGTGTCCACGGGGGCATTTTTACGCCACAAATATAGTGCCGGAGTATCAGCAATGTCATCGAGCTGAGACTTACTGATACCGGGACCCGCGTGGTAATTCTCATTCGAAATTCCGTAATAAATACCTGGCTCTATGTCTTCTACGATTACGGGATCTGCGACTTCGCCAGTTTCATCACTGCAATCGCGATGCGGATCGCTGCCAGCATTCTCATTGTGCGGATGTTCAGCGCCTTCCATTTCCTCCGGATCATTTTCCTTAGCTTCAACCTGACTCTCTTCATCGAATGTTTCCTGGTATGTTGCGTCGCCCATCACCGCACCACAGTCAGGGCAGTTATCCCCGCCAGTCTGGCCGCAGGCATTGCAGGCTATTTCCGGTTCCTGTTGCACTACTGGCTCAGGTTGATTCATATCCGGGCTGGTTTTTTCCGTTTCTGGCTGGTTCTGGTACACACAATCGCGAGTCTGGATCCCCTTTACCCATTTCGGATCGTTCGGGTCGCTAATTCCGTCAACAAATTCATCACGTGATGCAGCAAGCAATTTATCGGCATCGACAGGATTTTTTGATGGAATGTTTTTCCGGGCTTCATGGAGTTCTGCCCGCAGTTCCTGATATTTCGCATCAACAGAATTTACCTGTGACTGAGCATCCAGCGGCTGCGTGTCCTGATGATGTTCAGTTGCGTCCGGTTCCATTGTTTCAGCCTCTCCCTGTTCAACTGCCGTTGTTCCAGATGGTTGCGGTTTTTCTTCATCATCCTGTTTTCCTTCTTCTGTTACTCGCTGCGGCATCGGGGCAGAGGAGCGACCGCAGGCAATATCCACGATTTCCGGATCAGGGTTGGCATGATCGGTTTCAGTCAGTACTTTGTTCAGATATTCAGTGACGTGCGCGGGGATGACCTCGATCCCAATTGGTGCTTCTTTTACGGACGCAACCACGATGGCGCGGGAATAATCCAGCCCGCCAGGCATGGTGATGAATTTGTCGCGGAAAACAGAAAAGGGCGGTTTATTTTCAGCGATAATTTCCTCAATGCGTTTAGCGTGTGCCGGATGAAGGTTATAGATGTCCAGATCCATTGAACGGGCCAGTACGCCAGTGGCTACGTCGCGCGCCAGTGACGTCAGATCGTGTACGAAACCTTCGCCGCGATCGGTGAGGTTTCCGCCGCCAGCATTAGCACCGGAAGCCGTGCGAGTGATGTGTGAAACACGATTACCCTTCATCCACTCTTTTGTCAGCAGTCCTCGATCGGTGTAGTCAGCGTTCAGGTATGCTTCGAAAAAAGCAGTTATCAGTCCCAGGTTTGAATTACCAGGATTAGGGAAAACTTTGTCAGTGTCACGAACCAGTTTGTGGAGTTCGCGAATTTCCAGCGGGTCGAGCAGGCTGGTTTTGTGGGAAACAGCCAGGGCAGTAACAGCTGGTAGTTCCTCAGCCCGTGCAATGTGTAATGCCTGGAGTTCGTCGCGTGAAACGTGCGTTACCGGTTTTTCGCTGCCGTGTTGAGCAAGCCAGCGAATGGGCAGCTCCTGGCCAGAAATCGGGAGTAGCATATTCTCCTCAATCTCCGTCATGTCTTCGCCATTAACATTGGTGTTGTCAGTGCCGGCTGGTTTGCCCTGCGCAGAGGGTGAGGGCGCGATAAATACCATTGTGATGCCATCTTCCCCGCCTTTTTCGTAACGGTTGCAGAATTCCGTATCAAATACGCCTTCTGGCGGGAGGTCATCAACAACGGGCAAATTGACGCGAACAGGTTTTTTGAAGTCATCTTCATCGTAGCCAGCATCGTCAATCGCAACAGCACCACGGGAGATGGCAATGGATAATTTTTTCGCTTCAGCCCAGTAAAAACCGCCTTTAATACCGAGACGTTTTCTTACTTTGTCATTTTTTGCTTCGTAATACAGTGGGTAAACTTGTTTATCGGTGCTCATTGTTTTTTAACCTCAACTCAGATTAAAATTCGTTTGTTCAGTGAATAATCTTGCCGGATACACACTGTTCATAGCCTGCGCCATACGCAGGCTATTTCTTTCAGATTTCACCTTTTAATTTCATTGCAATCAGAGTTGCCAGAAATTCGGCTTTTTTTTCTGCGGGCAGATTCTTTCCGATATGCACCAGGCACATTTTTTTGACGCCTTCGTTAAGCGTTTTAACGTTGCCTGATGGACCGTCGATATCAACCACAGTGAAAGGGGTTTCTTTATTTTCTGTTTTAATCACGTAGCCAATACGCTTTCCTTCCAGGCTGACTTCGTGAACAATGTCATCAGTAGTAACAACAGTGGCTTCATAACTGGTAATCATGTTTTTCTCCTTAATTAAGGTTGAGCGAATCCCTGCCATTGCTGGCATAAATTCAGTTTCGGATAGTCAGTTAATTAAAGTTCGTGTGCCATCTGGTCTTTTTCGGCACAGATTTCACTACAATATTTTTTCATTTCCGTCGTTGGTATAACTCCACGCATGAAATGAAGTGGTCTTGTAATGATTTTGCTTTCTTCAATTTCTTTATTGCAAAGGTGATAAGCACATTTTATTTTCTTAGTCATCACCATGACTCCGCCTTTACAGGTAAACCATCACGACCGAGGAAGACTTTAATCATGCAGTCAGAAATGCATGTTTTTGTAGTCAGGTTACGAATATAAAGTTTTCGCTTTTTAATATTGTTTGCCGAGGCGATATATGTCCGACCTTCATGAAGAACATAATCGCCAGGAGTCACACACTGACGTGGTATTTCATCAGTTCCGAAGTGATGAGCAATCATAATTATCTCCATTTTTACAAATGAATTTTGTCGATGCGGTGCCTGGTGCCTCCAGGTGACGTTAACCAGTTAACAATTAACGCCGGATAATCCACCCATAACACTGATGCTTTTAACTGTGCCGCGTGCGCTTAGCCGCATTCACCGCATCACAAAATTCACTTTAAAAAGGGGCGGCAGGGCAGCCACGGAGTAGAACTGATGCCGCCAAAGACTACACATAGCAATGTCGTTATTTACAACCGGAGGCGCACTCCCACCATTTTAATTTAACAGACAAGACCGACTCTTTATGGATACCGGAAATGCGCCTTCGTGTTGTGCCCGGTTTTATTTCACCACCTCCGGGCTTTGGTGGCCTCGGCTATACTCCTACAGCAAGAATATTGAATTAATCCAATAAATGGTTTAGCTGGTATTTTTGGCAAGCCAGCGACGTGCGCCAGCTTCGGTTTTAAACGATTTGCTTTTGGTATACGTCATGGCGGTGAATGTGCCGTTCTGATTGGGAAACACGCCACATACCAGAGATTCGTTGTTGCCAAGATCGATAGTATCCATGTTGACCTCATTTCCCCTTAACGCCGGGTGGCGGAACGTTTTATCTACTGCGCTTTGTATCAATCAACAACTGCCGTCATGTTCGTATGCCTCAGGCTGGCTACTTAGCCCTGTTCAGTGGCTGGATAACTCGAGGTATTGTCCTGCCGTTCTCTGGTGGGGCGTTGTTTGGATATGCTTATTAAACACAATGTGTTTTCTTGTGTCAACACGAAATGTGTTTTGTGGTGGGTGTCATATGATGATGGTACAAAAAAAGCCCGCTGATAGCGGGCTGATTGGCATATTACTGTGATAGCAAGATCATTACTCCGGTGGGGGATTATCTTTAAGCCTGCCTCTCAAATATTTTTCTACATACTCATCGATTTCTTTTAGCCGGACTTCAAATAGCTCAATCATTCGTTGTTGTTCTGAGCCCGGTAGCTGGTTAAACAACTCAAGAAGTTTTCGTTGGGATTCATTTAACCACAATTCAGAAGATTCCTGTTCTCCAAAGAGGAGCTCAGGAGGAGATATGCCAAGAGCCTTTCCCAATACGACAGCGTCATGCACTCCAACATTTCTGCTGCCCGCCTCATAGTTACCTATACGCGATTGCGTCCATCCGCAGATTTCAGCAAGTTTTCCTTGAGATAAACCAAGCTTCTGCCTGCGCTCTTTAAGACGCATTGCAATTTTGTCATTGAGCCTACTAGCGGCAATTTTTTCGTTTTCTTTTTCCATTGCATCCTTGTATCACGAATCGTGATTTACATAAAACACAAAACAGCTTGACCATATAACACAAGATGTGTTTAAAATTGTCATCGGAGGTTTTCAATGAACAAAATTTCAACATATCGAAAACAGCTTGGGCTGTCTCAAAGACAACTTGCTGTTCAGTTAGGGTGGATACAAAGCCGACTGGCAAATTACGAAGCAAATTTTCGTACCCCTGGACTAGAGGAGTGCAGAAAAATTGTTTCTACCCTTAATCGGCTTGGCGCTCATTGTGGACTTGACGATGTATTCCCCCCCCCAGACGGTAAGCATAGCGAAAACAGCATAGGAGCGGTTGATTCATGAAAATCAGGCATGAGCACATCAAATCAGTGTTGTTAGCCCTGGCAGCCGAAAAAGGGCAGGCGTGGGTCGCTAACGCAATTACTGAAGAATATCTGCGCCAGGGGGGCGGCGAATTGCCCCTTGTACCAGGCAAGGACTGGAACAATCAGCAGAATATCTATCACCGTTGGTTGAAAGGTGAAACGAAAGCGCAAAGGGAAAAAATTCAGAAACTGATCCCTGCGGTTCTGGCAATTCTTCCGCGCGAGCTGCGTCACCGACTCTGCATCTTCGATACCCTGGAACGCCGTGCATTACTAGCGGCGCAGGAAGCGTTGAGTACGGCAATTGATGCGCATGATGATGCAGTCCAGGCCGTTTACCGGAAAGCACATTTCAGCGGTGGTGGGTCGCCCGGCGATTCTGTCGTAGTGCATTGATTGAAATTAATCGTGCCGGATTGTTTTGTTCGGTATCAGTTAAATGTAACGCTGCGAGCGTTACAAGGTGAAAACAAATGGCTTCAAACTGGATAAAGCTCGAGGTTATTACGCCGGATAAGCCGGAAATATTCAGGCTTGCTGAGATTCTGAATATTGATCCAGATGCCGCATTAGGGAAGGTTATTCGCTTCTGGGCATGGGCGGATCAACAAATGATAGACGGTAATGCAGATTGTAACGCTCGCGGCGTTACAAAAAGTGCAATAGATCGCATCACTTTTATGGCTGGTTTTGCTGATGCGTTAATTCAGGTTGGATGGCTGGTCGAAAATGACGGTGGGCTTTCTCTACCTAACTTTGAACGTCATAACGGGAAAAGCTCTAAAAAACGGGCGGTTACAAACGAGCGAGTTACAAAAATACGCGAACTGAAACGAAAAGGTAACGCTGGCAGCGTTACACAAATGGATCAAAAAGCGTTACCAGAGGAAGAGGAAGAGGAAGATATAAATACTGATCTCCCCCTAAATCCCCCTCGCCAAAAACGAGCGTCTAAAAAATTTGAGCCGGAGGCTATTGAGCTGCCCGATTGGTTGCCGGAAACACTCTGGCATGAGTGGGTCCGGTTCAGGCAGGCATTGCGAAAACCGATTCGAACGGAGCAGGGCGCTAACGGGGCGATACGGGAGCTGGAAAAATTCCGCCAGCAGGGTTTTACACCTGAGCAGGTGATTCGACACAGTATCGCCAATGAATACCAGGGCCTGTTCGCGCCGAAAGGTGTTCGGCCTGAGACGTTGCTCCGACAGGTTAACACCGTCTCGTTGCCGGACAGTGCGATCCCGCCAGGCTTCAGGGGGTAACAGGCCATGAAAAATATTGCGACAGGAGGCGTTCTGGAGCGTATCCGCAGACTGACCCCACCACATGTAACCGCCCCATTCAGAACGGTTGCGGAGTGGCGCGAGTGGCAACTTGCTGAAGGCCAGAAACGTTGCGAGGAGATCAACCGCCTGAATCGTCAGTTGCGGGTGGAAAAAATCCTGAATCGCTCTGGCATCCAGCCGTTGCACCGCAAATGCTCGTTTGCGAATTACCAGGTGCAGAACGAAGGGCAGCGATACGCGTTAAGCCAGGCGAAATCCATCGCCGATGAACTGATGACCGGGTGTACAAATTTTGCGTTCAGCGGAAAACCTGGTACCGGGAAGAATCACTTAGCGGCAGCTATCGGGAATCGCCTGCTGAAAGACGGTCAGACAGTGATTGTGGTTACCGTGGCTGATGTTATGAGCGCCCTGCACGCCAGCTATGACGACGGGCAGTCAGGCGAAAAATTTTTGCGGGAGCTGTGCGAAGTGGATCTGCTGGTTCTTGATGAAATTGGCATTCAGCGCGAGACGAAAAACGAGCAGGTGGTGCTGCACCAGATTGTTGATCGCCGGACAGCGTCGATGCGCAGCGTGGGGATGCTGACAAACCTGAACTATGAGGCCATGAAAACATTGCTCGGCGAGCGGATTATGGATCGCATGACCATGAACGGCGGGCGATGGGTGAATTTTAACTGGGAGAGCTGGCGTCCGAATGTTGGTCAGCCAGGAATTGCGAAGTAATTTTTACCGGGAGGAAATTTTAATGGAGACTGTTTTTGACGCACTGAAAGCAATGGGAAAAGCCACATCCATAGAACTTGCTGCGCGACTTGATATCAGTCGTGAAGAAGTGCTGAACGAACTATGGGAACTGAAAAAGGCTGGTTTTGTTGATAAAAGCGCGTACACCTGGCGTGTGGCTGATAACAACGTTCAGCAGGAACAGCCAGCGCAGGCAGAACTGCCGGAAGAAACCACCACAGCAACAGTAGCGAAAATCTCAGAGTGCGATTTAACCGCAACGATTGAACAACGCGGACCACAAACGGCTGATGAGCTGGCTACATTGTTTGGTACCACATCACGCAAAGTGGCTTCAACGCTGGCAATGGCAATCAGCAAAGGTCGTCTGATTCGCGTAAATCAGGGCGGTAAATTTCGTTACTGCATACCGGGCGATAATTTACCAGCAGAGCCGAAAGCAGCATCGGTAGCGGAAACTGATGGTAAGGCCTTTCCTCAGCCCGCAGGTGTTGCATTACCAGTACAGGAGGCTGCAACACAGGAAGATATTAAAACAGAAACGGTGGCGGACATTGTGCAGTCGCTGCCATCGTTTACTGAAACGCGAGCGGATGACCTGGTTTTACCATCACTGCATATGGCAAACCGCGAACTGCGTCGGGCGAAAAATCATGTCCAGAAGTGGGAGCGTGTCTGCGCCGCGCTGCGTGAGTTGAACAAGCACAGGGATATTGTACGACAGATTACTGATTCTTCCCGCCATGTTGCATCGGAAAAGTGATTGCTGGAGGCGCTTATGGCAAAAGTATTTACACAAGAAGAGCGGGAAAAAATTAAGGGGAAGGTTGTTGAGCTCGTGCACCAGAGTGGGCGCGAGACGTTACGACAACTGGAAGCTAAGACAGGTGCGACAAGGTATCTGATGAGTGTTCTTGCCAGAGAGCTGGTTGCCAGTGGCGATTTATACAACTCCGGCTACGGGTTATTTCCGTCTGAACAGGCACGTAAGGACTGGATAAAGGCCCGCAAAAAGATGTCGAAAGCAGCAGTGAAAAAAAAAGAGCGACCCGGACCTGGTTTATTCATTACCAGACGGAGAAATACGCCGCTATGACAGGCGTCTGAACATAATCTGTCGCGAGTGTCGGAGGAGCGAAGCTATGCAGCGCGTACTGGCGTTTTACCAGAATGGTTTTCGAGAGATATTCGGTGAACAGGTTATGCATGAGGGAAATCATGGCACTCAGGTCAGTGTGTAGGCACGTTGACGGTAGAAAGCATATGGGGGATCGATCGTTCTTGTTATGCTGTAAGAGCGAAAGCGCAGGCGCTGGGTATCAACAGGATGTTACGGGGTGACTTTCACTTGAGCTAGTGGGATCAATTTTACTGTTGGGGTGGGGGGACGTTAAGTTGCTGACAATTTCGAAATGTTTTTGATAAAGGCAGCGATTTTCTTTGATGGAGGGGCTACAAAAAATTTTTCATGTGAAATATGATATCTGCGATGTTATCAAATGTGAAAATATTTATGAATCTGCAAAAAAGAAGAAAAGTTCAAAAACTAAACTATCGCGGGCAAGTTTCGAAACTGAAGAGGGGGATATTTAATTCTCTGAAAAGCACGGATTGGGAAGGAGTAGAAAATGCGAAGAGAAAACTGGAATATTACAAACGCACTCGTAAGCTACGAGTCTCGAAGAAAAAGTTGACAACAAGTAATAAAAGGGTGGTTTTTTCTGCTCCGATATCTATTAATTATTACAACGATCGTGATTTTGAAATCATGAATAAATTTTTAAATAATTTACGCGATTGCGTGTTGAAGAATAATCGTGTTTATATAGATTTTTCTTCAACTAAATATATAAGTGCAGCTGCTATGTTATCTTTTCTCGCTGAAGTTGATGTGCTTATTAAGAAAAGTGAATTTGGAGTAAATGCCATAGGGTTTTCACATCCGAAAGACAAGAAAATTGAAAGCATTTTGAATCAAGTCGGTTTCTATGATCTATTAAGGAAACCTAAAAGAGAAACTGAAAGTTATGATGATGTGACTTTTTGGAAATATACATCAGGTTCTTGTTCTGAGCCTCTTTTAGCAAAAGAAATGATGGTGGAAATAAAAAAAGAGTTAGAAAGAAAATCATCAAAAAAATTATACCGTGGCTTTACTGAGGCCATGTCTAATTCTGTCGAGCATGCTTATGTTGATGATTTAATGCATACGGAAGATGACGAAACAGCTAAGTGGTGGACCTTTGCTGGCATACATGACAAAAATCTTACAGTGGTAATATGTGATAAAGGAGTGGGAATACCTTCAACATTGCCTAAAACACAAGGTGTAAGTGTGCTAATGAACATCTTCAAAAAACTTAGAGTTCCATTAGCAAATGTAAAGGATTCTACTTATATAAAGGCTTCCACGTTACTTCAGGAAACGAGGACTGGGGAGCTGAACCGAGGTAAAGGCTTGAATGATATCAAATCGGTAATCGATTCAATAGGTGATGGTTTTATGGGGATTTTTTCATCAAAAGGGCGCTATATTTACAAAGGGAAAACTGGCATTATTAACGAAGTGCTTAGAGATTACAAAAGCTCTGTTAATGGTACTATAATTGAATGGACAATTCCTTGTGAGGTGGAAACTGAGTAGTATGAAAATTATAAAAGTAGCCAGTCGTTATCCTTGCCCAGGACCTCGTTTTAAAAGATTGGGGCCCGCTTCTGGTGAGGAGTTTCGTGAGTGGGTAGAAAGAGAGCTTAAACATTCACCAGATCTAACAATAGACCTTGATGGAACGGAGGGGTATGGTTCTTCTTTCTTGGAGGAGTGCTTTGGCGGATTGATTAGGCGTGGCGTGAGTCCTGATAAGGTTAAAGGGATTAAATTTATCTCAGAAGAAGAACCTGAGTTAATTGACGAGATAAATGAATATATCGAGGACGCTATAAAGGTATCTCATGGCTAATTCAAGTATCCAGGTCTGTACTTGGAGTGCAGACTTTTGGTGTAAGTTTTTTTCTTTGTTTAAAGATGAAAATCAGTATGTAACTTGGCTTTTAGTTTTAGTTGGATGGGGGATTACGGCATATATTGCTTATCTCCAAACCACAAAAAGTAGAGGAGATGCTATTAAAGATGCTCATAATGAATGGATCGGTGAGTTTAGACAAAAACTGGAGTTGCTTGAGGATTTTGCCTTAGAGTTCTGGGCTGAAGATAATAATAAAGAACCTACACTAGCGTTAGCAAAAATGAGTAGGGAGGTTAAGAGTTTAACTACTATCGCTAAAGAAATTGAAAGGGCCGGTGGTGAAAAATATAAGGCAAAATTGTTTAAGGAATTACGCCAAGCCATGACATATGATAGTGATGTTCACAACCGACCTCTAAGACCTGATTGTATGCAAATTGTTAGGATTAGAGAAACATGTGCAAGTTTGAGAAGTGCGTACGGGCGCAAAAGCTTGACTGAATAACCTCATATTGCTGAGTAGCTGGTACTGCATATTATTATGAAAACACATCGTGGTTTTTATATAAAAGCTGCTTATTATTAAGAGATCTGTTTTATGTTTTTGGCTAGTAAAATGTGATTCTTAACTTAAATGTTCCCTTACACTAGATTTATAATATCATCGTGTGATTTATAAACTATGCATTAGTAATAATTAATTTTTCGGAAAAATAGTTAAGTAAAATTGCTGCGTGTGCTTGAGGCTATCTGCCTCGGGCATGAACACCAACGGCAGATAGAGAAAAGCCCAGTTAACATTACGCGTCCCGCAAGACGTTTAATATTAAACTTAGGCCAATTTCATGCTAGACACATGGATGTTAGCCTCTTACGTGCCGAAAGGCAAGGAGAAGCAGGCTATGAAGCAGCAAAAGGCGATGTTAGTCGCCCTGATCGTCATCTGTTTAACCGTC